GTAAACAAACAGAAAATATCTGGTTTCACAGGTAGAACTCAAGCTAGACAAATGATTGATGCAAATACTGTAGAAGCTTCAGTATCTGTTTACTCATCTGATTTTGGTGAACTAAAAATCGTTCCATCAAACAGATCAAGAGAAAGATCATTACTATTAGTAGATCCAGAGTTTGCTAAAGTATCTTACCTAAGAGACTTTAAAACTGTTGATATTGCTACTATAGGCGATGCTGAAACAAAAATGATTGTTGTTGAGTATGGGTTAGAAGTATCTAACGAAGCTGCTCACGGAATCGTTGCTGATTTAACAACTACATAAGTTTTATTAATTAGCTTAAAGGGATGTTTCGGCATCCCTTTTTTTTGTGCTAAAATCTGTCTATGGCAAAGACTACATTAATAGATCATAAGAAAGGTTATAAGTCTGTATTCGCAACAGAAGATGATAAGGTTGTTTATCACACGAAGCAGGACATACAACCAACTTTGGATTATGTAAAAACACTTTCTGAATATACGCCTGGTAAAGATTTACGCCATGTAGCAGAAATACCAATGGTGGTATATCAAAGAGCAGTCCGAGAAGGATGGGCGCAGGATTCTTCACAATGGAAGAAATGGCTCAATCATTCAGATAACAAACCATTTAGAACATGGAAAGGTAAAGTATGACATACGATGAATTAAAAACTAATATTGGAAACTTCTTAAACAGGTCTGATTTAACAGATCAGTTAGACTTCTTTATAGATGCAACTGAAGCAGAATTTAATAGAAGGTTAAGAAACAAAGACATGGTAAAGCGTGCTACTGCTACAGCAGATGCACAATATATGAGTTTACCAACTGATTGGTTAGAAGCAATCAATGTAGAAATAACATCAAACGACTTTAGACCATTATTTCAACAGTCTTTAGAATCATTAGATGTATATAGAAAAGCTAATAATAATGTTACTGGCCAACCTATTTACTATGCGATTGTAGATAACTCATTAGAGTTAGCACCTACCCCTGACTCAAGTTATACGCTACAATTAACATACTATGGCACTATAGATGCACTAAGCAGTTCTAATACAACGAACTTTATATCCACAGGATATCCAGATGCTTACTTGTATGGTGCTTTAAAACACGCTTCTATCTATCTAATGGAAGATGAAAGAGTGCCGTTATTTACAGCACAATTTGAAAAAGCATTAGAAGAGATGAGAATGGAACAAGAGAAAGCAGAGTTTGGCAAAGGATCTCTAATGCAAAGAAGAAGAACTTATGGCAAGTCTGGTAAAAACATTTATTATTGGAATAATAATTAGGAGACAATATGGCTGGATTTAGTGATTACTTAGAAGATAAAGTATTAGACCATGTATTTGGTGGTAATGCTTATACTGCACCATCAACTTTATATGTTGCTTTATATACTGTAGCACCAACAGATACAGGTGGTGGTACTGAAGTATCAGGCGGAGGCTATGTAAGAAAAGCAGGAGCATTTACTGTTTCTGGTACAAACCCAACACAAGCTACTAATTCAGCTGCAATAGAATATCCAACAGCTACAGCTGATTATGGAACTGTAGTTGCGGTTGGTATTTTAGACGCTTCATCAAGCGGAAATCTAATGGCTTATGCAAACCTAACAACATCTAAGACTGTAAGTTCAGGCGATGTATTTAGATTTGATGCTGGCGACTTAGATATAACATTAGCTTAACAACATGGCCTCAATAGGCTACGGATTATATGGTTACGGAAATGCCGATTATGGTACTCCCGTTTATCATTTTGGTGCTGCGACAATAGCACAATCCTCATCTGCAACAGCGGATGGTAGATTTGTTATTGTAGGCGCATCAACCATAGCCGCAACCTCTAACACTACCGCAACAGGTAGATTCGTAATTACAGGCGCTTCTGTAATAGCTTCAACTTCAGACTTTGACGCAACAGGTGGTATTATCCTTGATGGTGTAGCTACTATAACTGCTACATCTGGAACATCCGCAGTAGGTACACAAATAGATTTAGGGTCTGCAACAATAGCAGCAACATCTAATGTAATAGCTACAGGCACACAAATAGATCGTGGTGTAGTCTTTGGACCAGCAGTATCAGGTATGACTGCTACTGGCAGGTTTACTGTAGTAGGAAATGCTCTTATTGCACAAACAAGTGGATTAGATGCAATAGGTGGTATTGTCTATAGAGGTGCTACCACAATTACACAAACAAGTGGATTTAATGCTATTGGTGGTCTAAAATGGGAAGATATAATTGTTCCCGATGATACTTGGACCGATCAAATAGTAGCAGCAGAAACCTGGACAGATCAATCTAATCCAGATACATCATGGACAACATTAGGCAAGCAAGACGCAGCTTAAAGGATAAAATTTTATGGCAGATACATTTACAACCAATCTTAACTTAACTAAACCAGAAGTAGGAGCATCTACAGATACTTGGGGAACAAAGCTAAATGCTGACCTTGATACTGTTGACGGATTATTTAGCTCTACTGGTACTTCGGTAGCTATGAACCTAGACGGAGCAGTTATAGACAGCTCTGTTATTGGTGGTACTACAGCAGCAGCTGGGTCTTTTACAACGCTATCAGCAAGTACATCTATCACAGGCACACTAGCTACAGTAGCTCAAACCAATATAACTAGTGTTGGCACTCTTACAGGTTTAACTGTAAACGGCAATGTTTCGGTAGATGGTGGAACAATTAAACTTGATGGTAATTATCCAACTGGTACAGAAAATGTAGCTTTAGGTAATGGCTCTTTAGATGATGGGTCTTTAAGTGGTGGTTATAATACATCTGTAGGTTCAGATGCTCTTGGTGTTAATACTTCAGGAAGTTTTAATACTGCTGTAGGTAGAAATGCACTTATAGCAAACACAACGGGTGCTTCAAACACGGCTGTTGGTGGTCAAGCACTAGATGCTAATACGACTGCTTCAAATAACACAGCCGTAGGAACATCTGCTCTTAGTGCAAATACTACAGGAGCAGGTAATGTAGCTGTTGGTACAGATAGTTTACAACAAAATACCACAGCATCTAACAACACAGCAGTAGGTAAAGATTCTTTAAAAGCAAACACGGCATCTTATAACACAGCAGTAGGTCAAGCGTCTTTAGCAGCAAATACTACAGGTGATAGAAATCTAGCAGTAGGTATCAGTGCTTTAGCAGCAAACACTACAGGCGAAAGCAATACTGCTTTAGGAGCAAACGCTTTAGACTCTAACACCACTGCTTCTAACAATACAGCAGTTGGTAAATCTGCTTTAACAGCAAACACTACAGGTGCTTCAAATACAGCTTTAGGACATAATGCAGCAGCAAACTCAACTACTGCATCTAATAATACAGCTTTAGGTGTAAATGCTTTAAATGTTAATACAACTGGTGCAACGAATACAGCAGTTGGAGCAGGTGCATTACTTAGAAATACAACAGCCAGTAACAACACAGCAGTTGGATATAATGCTTTAGACCATAACACTACAGCAAGTAATAATACAGCAGTTGGTTATTTAGCTTTAGATGCTAACACTACAGGTGCGGCAAATACTGCTGTTGGTGCTGAAACATTAGATGCTAATACAACTGGTGGTGAAAACACAGCAGTTGGTTTTAAATCTTTAGGAGCAAACACTACAGGTTCTGCTAACACAGTATTAGGATATGCAGCACTAGACGCTAATACTACTGCAAGTAATAATACTGCTATTGGTAGAGCAGCTTTAGGAGCAAACACTACAGGTGCTGATAACGTAGCTGTGGGTTTTCAATCATTATTGAATAATACGACAGCAGCAAGCAATGTATCAATTGGTCATAGAGCCATGACAACTAATACTACAGGAACTCAAAACACAGCAATTGGTGGTTATGCGTTATATTTTAATTCAACAAATAATTATAATACAGCTATTGGATATAATAGTTTATTCAATAATACAGCAGACCAAAATACTGCAATAGGTTATACAGCTTTAAGCGGAAACACCACAGGTGATAGAAACGTAGCAGTCGGTTCTTTAGCACTAGACGCTAACACAACAGCAGATGGTAATACTGCTTTAGGTTATGCAGCTTTAAGTGCTAATACCACAGCCGGAGTAAATACTGCTTTAGGTTTTCATGCATTAAGACTTAATGTTGCAGGAACAAGAAATGTTGCAGTAGGTGCTGTTTGTTTAGACAATAATACAGCTTCAGACCATGTTGGTGTTGGTTATGGTGCTTTGGCTTCTAATACTTCAG